GCTGTATCCTCAGTTATCCCGAATAGTGGATATCATACTCATGAATACATGAGACGGCTTCTCCTCCATAAGTACCAGCAAAAGGGACACCACGTAAGTAAGGTTTATGAAGAGACCTTGCGGGCGATGATTAATGCGTTTAGTCAGCTAGATCTTCTAGATGGCAATGGAACCTCTCAGCCTGTTAACTGCATTTATGGACATGCAGAAAGGGCCGTAGCTAAATCTCTCCAGGAAGAGAATATACAACTTCCTATTATATCCGTAGTGCAAGCAGTGACAGAAAATGATGATGAGCGCAGACGATACCTACCCACTTTAGTAGTTGAGTCAGCCTGGAATAAAGATCTTCAGAGGGCTCAGAGGGTAATTAGCTTCGTTCCTCGTCCTGTTAATATTATGTACACTGTAGGTGTGTGGACGCGATATAACGAGGATATGGATCAGATTGCCTCTCAAATAAGACTTATGTTTAATCCTAGTCTTGATGTAGCCACTCCACAGAGTGATTTAACTAAAGCTTTCCTAGAAGATGAGGATAATGTGTCTTCCTTTAACGTAGGCGATCAGGAAGATAGGGTTATTCGTAAAAACTTTAGTGTCTTAGTACAGACTTATGTCCCTCAAAAGCGTTATCTTGTGACTAACACGGGCAAGATTGAAGAGTTTAACGCTGAGTTGGACATTTATAAATGCTAAGATTTTTTGTCGAAAATCGACCTTTATTGAGTAAATATTGTAAGAGGAAAATTATATGCTCCGAGTGAAAAATCAAAGTTTACAATCATTTGAGATATATTTTATGACCGATTCTGGCGCCGAGCCGTTTTGGATGACGCCTAATAAATCCGTTGTGGTTGAGGACGCTTGGGTTACTGAGCAGATCCGAACCATGCAACGGAGACGACTATTAGAAATTAGTAAGGTAGGGTAATAGATGCCAACTTCATTTAACGCTCCTGGCGTATATGTTATTGAGAAGGATATTTCTGAGTATCCTGCCACCATTAACTCCTCCGTTATCGGAGTCGTAGGTTTTGCTTCCAAGGGTCCCCCGAATAAGGCGACCCTTATTACTAGTGTAAACAGTCTTAACGAGAAATTCGGTAAGCCTGCGGAAGGAATCTATGGTCAGGGTCTAGAGGGCCTTGTCGAGATTATGGAGACTACGGACCAAGCTTACTTCGTCCGTGCTATTGATGATGCTACTGCAAAGGACGCTAGCGGCCATGTTGCCCTTGGTGGTTGTCCTGCTGTAGTTGTATCTGCTGGTGGTGCTGTTAACCCCGCTGGCGGTGGTGTACATCCTACCGACCGTCCTATTATCTGGGGTGTAACTGATCCTATCACCTTCCGAATTCAGGTATATGATAGTAATGGTGTTAAGCAACTCCCTGGGGATGGCCGAGTTGTAACTGTAGCCTCTGGAACTATCTCTTCAACCGATCCTAGCTCTACTATGCAGCTAGCCCTTCTTAAGGGTTTAGGTGGTGGTAATGATAATTCAGAGTACGGCCTATTTGCTTCCAGCTTCGCTCATGACACTTCAACGGCTCAGATCGTAGGTGCGTATGCTGGTTCTGGTGCTTATGTTGATGTCACTGCCTGTAGTGGTACTGCATTTAATGCTGCTTCTGGTGTATCTGCTCTTGCTGTTATTAACCAGAATACTGGTGATGTGTGTTCTGTATGGGATCGTGGTGTTATCGGTGGTTATTTCGATGACTTAAATGATGCATCTTCACTAGCATCTTCTGTACGAGCTTGGGGTTCTACTTTCCAATCTGAAAAGGATGGTGGGGAAGCTTCTTCACTCTTCTATCTCGCTGAAAGTCTCCATCCTGGTGCTGGATATAATGCTGGCACTACTGTTGGTGGTGATACTAGTGGTAACTCTGTAGAGATTAGCAAGCTTGGTGGCCGTAAGGTGGTCCTTACTGTTAATGAGGATGGTGCTGCTAAGGAGAACTTTACTATCTCCCTCGTAAGTGGTGCTGACTATATTGAAGACGTAATTCAGACGGGTGAGATTGATCTTACTTCTGAGATTATCAAGGGTAATGTTGCCTCTGGTACTTTCCCTGGTAAGGATCTTGATCCTGATGGTGCTACTGCTTTCACTGATATGGCTCAGGCTGTATTCGGTCGGACTGTAGCAACTAACATTGGTGGTAGCACTAAGTTCTCCTTTAACAACGAGAGCGGTATTGTAACCACTGAGTCTGATGCTGTTTACTCAAACGTAAACTCTCGGTATGTGAAGCCTATTGAAGGTACCTACGACCTATCTAATGGTAATAACGGTGTTCCTGCTTCTAATGCTGACCGAGAAGCGGCTCTAGTTGGTGATGCTACTGTCACTCCTAAGACTGGTATGCAGGCTCTTGACGATGACCTTCTAAATATCTCTGTAGGTCTCGTCCCTGGTGTATCACTTCAGAATGTACAAAATAACCTGATCACGCTTGCTGAGCGTACTCAGAACTTCCTTGCTGTAGTTGCTCCTCCGTATGCTGTAGGTAATACCCAGGATGCCATTGACTGGCATAATGGTCTATCCATCAGCCGTACTGCGAGTATTAATAATAGTTATGCTGCTATCTACTGGCCTTGGGTACAGGTATTCAGTGTCTTTGATCGCAAGGACATTTGGATGGATCCCGCCGTATATGGTGCTCGTCAGATGGCGTTTACCGATAAGGTTGGTGAGACTTGGTTCGCTCCCGCTGGTTATCAGCGAGGCCGTTTGACTAAGCCTTCTGACGTAGAGGTACGGGTTAACCGTGGTGATATTGCTACCATGTATGGTGGTGGTAACGCTATCAATCCAATTGTTAACTGGCCTCAGCAAGGCATTACCGTATGGGGTAACAGGACTTCACAGAGGGCTCCTACGGCGCTCGACCGTATTAACGTTCGTCGCCTAATGATCTATATTCGTAAGGTACTGCTTCTCTCAACGCAGCGCTTTGTATTCGAGCCTAATGACCAATTCCTCTGGGCTCAGATTAAGGCTGTTGTCGATCCGCTTATGGATGACATTGCCAACCGTCGCGGTATTACCGAATTCCGTGTAGTCTGCGATGAAACTACTAACACTCCTGTGAGAGTTGACCGAAACGAACTTTGGTGCCGTGTGCTAATCAAGCCTACTAAGGCTGCTGAAGTCCTCGTCTTCGAGCTTAACTTAACTAACCAATCTGCTGACCTAGGGAAGCTTTAAGGATTAAATAATGGCTGATAGTTATTTTCAAGTAGAGTATCGAGGCAACTTCGAAGACAAGAAAGGCGAAGGACTGCCCATCATCTCAACCCAGCTAGACTCTGTACGAGCCTACCAGTTTGAGATCCATTTCCAGGGCCTACCTGCTCAGGTAGTCAATGAGAGGGATCTTACTCTAGCGGCCAAGCAGATTTCTCAGCTAGGGTTTAGCGTTGATGACATTGAGGTAAATAGGGTTAACGACAAGGTGTATTATCCTGGTCGGCCTACTCCTGAAGAGATTACTGTAACCTTCGATAACCTCTATCTGAAGGAAACTGCTTCTGATCTTTGGCGTTGGTTTAAGACCGTCTATGACCCTCTCTCTGGAGAGATGACCAAAAATAGCCCTCCTGGTGGTGCTGTATCTCCGTTTAAGGCACATAAGGTTGAGGTAGTGCAGCTAGATAATGCTCTTACCCCCCATGCCGTCGCGGAACTTTACGGTGTTTATCCAAAGGCTTGGCGTCATGCGGAGTGGAACTATTCAACGAATGAATTCCATACGCTAGAGGTTACGTTCCGCTACGACTTCATGGATCAGTTTAATCTTTAATTCTTAATTCAAACTAGATTTTCACGGAAGCCCAAGCTATAATGGTTTGGGCTTTGTATTTATGACGCAAACTAGCACGATACTCAATGAGCTTCTGACAAGTTACGATAAACTTAAGAAGCGACAATTTAGTCTCACTGAAGCAATGAGGCAGACCTATTCCGCCATCATTAGGGAGCGTCCTGCTTTAAAGCCTCAGATCGATCAAATGGCTGCTACCTCATTAGGGTCTGCTACTGAGGAGGAGTTTCTACAAACTAATGCTCAGAGTCAGCAGGTACAGCAGTTAATTGGTGGTACTCTGATTCAGAAGTTTACTAACCCCATGGATCAGAATCAATTCCAGTTGATATCAACGGATCCTGAAGGTAAGGATCAGGTTATATACACCACAAAGGGGTACCCAGATAAGCAAGGATTCCGCCAATGGATCAGTGCTGCTGCAAGATCTCTGGCAAATGAGGACCCCGAGGACGCTATAAACCCTGAGACGGGACTGCCCATTCCAACGGTAGAGGGGCCTTCCGTAACAGATGTGGATTTCTTGGAAATGAAGGATTCATTTGTTCAATTAGCCAATCAAGCTAGAAGCAAGGGCGTAGAAGATAAGTGGACTGAATCAACTGCATTCCTGAGTGGAAAGGCGGGAGAGAGTCTACAGCGCAAAGTCGAAACCTGTCAGGGTATTGAGCTAGAGACCAAAGATGGTGCTCTTATGCTTGAGAAATCCGTAGTTGATGATAGCACGAAGAAGAAGGTTGCTCAGTCCATTAAAAGGGTACTTGAGATGGCTACTCGTGGCCCTCAAACCAAGGACGATATTGACGACTTTAAGAATCATGTAGCTATTTATCAGGATAAACTCATTTTCCGTGATCCTGGTGACCCTGCTACTGGCATCATCGTAGGTGGTAAGGTAGGACTATTACCCTATCGATTTGCTATTGACCTCTTCTTTGAGAAGGCTGGCGAGCGGTACCCTGAGATCAGTCCTAGAGTCCTTGTTCCAGAAGTAGTTAATAAGCGAGCAGACGTTAAGGCTAATGACATAGGCTTCGTAGCTGAGGGCTTTGAGTCTATCGTAGGAGCCATTATTAAGGGTGACACGAGGGGTGCGCTTCAAAAGTTAGCCCTCCTCGTAGGAACTAAGCGGTTGGGCCTTATGAAGGGTATGAAGTTTATTACGGATATCGATACCCTTGATCGTTCTATTGATGTGGCTTCTGCTGATACCCATCAAGCTCTTTCGACTATTCATGAGCACTTTGGTGATGACCCCCTATTCCCTCTTATTCGACGCTTAGGGAAACTAGCCGCTACTACTGGTGATCGTGCTCCTGATATGGTTACCCATACGGGCGGTCAGACTGTGGGTCTTATTGCTAAAGATGACACCCTAGAGACTTATCTTAATCCCATTGATGCTAAAGAACGATTCCTAGCTCAGGGATTCTCTGATGAGCAGGTAGAGGCTCTATTCCGCTATCGCTCTGATGGGACTGTAGAGGTAGGTAATGCAATCAAAACCTATATGAGTCCCAATAAGGTTAAGTTAGGAGAGCTTACTCTTGAGCGAACCCTACAGACTGTAACGGACCCTGAACCTAGGGAGCGTAGGTTTATCTATCAGAGCTTTGATGCTCTTGGTATCCAAGATCGAGATGTAGTTAACAACTATATGAAAGATCTCCAAACCAAGATGGGAGCTATTGATAAGGTATTTGGTACTGGAATAGTACGTGGTGAAGATGGTTCCCCCTTATCAGCCAAGTCCATTAAGACCTCTTTTGCTCATCAAATTCGTAATACCCTAGCTAGTCATCTTACCTACAAGGAATTAAATACGAATGCTCTTGTTGGGATGCTTGACCGCTTTGATGTAGAGGATGAGACTGCTGTAAGTCGTGTACAGGAGATGCTAACCCGTCGTTTAACGATTGCCAGGATGAATAAGGACATTGGTGAGGGTGTTCCTGGTGCTCGTGAAACTGCTGCTATGATGATTCGAATGAATGCCTGTTCCTTACAGGAGACTATGCTAGACGTTCGAGGGATTACTGAATCTGAGCATTATATCTGTCTGAATAATGATGTTATAGATAGGGGTCTGTGATCGTGACTGGGAAACACCCTCACCAATGTCCTTA